CGCAGATTTATCTGTTTTTCAACTCCGGTGTCGCCATCGACATCACCCTCCGCATCGGCCTGCCCCAACTGGAGCAGGGTGCCTTTGCAACCTCCGTCATCCCCACCACCACCACCGCGCTGACCCGCAACGCCGATGTGGCTTCAGTGAATACGCTGAGCCCTTGGTATAACGCGACGGAGGGGACGCTGTACGGTGAGATTACCGATGCCGCTATTACGGTTGGCGGCACATCAAGACGTATTGCCAACATTAACAACGGAACAGAAAGTAATCGGATTACTGTTGGATGGGCTGGCGGAACTGGAGTGGGTGCAGCATTTGTTTCTGACGGTGGCGTAACACAAGCTGTGTTTAATTCACCGTCTGGTGCTTATCCATTCCCTACAAAAGTAGCGCTTGCTTACGCGGCCAATGATTTTCAAGCTGCCGTAAACGGTTCTGCATTTACTGCAGATACAAGCGGCACGGTGCCTACGGTAGATAGGATGACTTTAGGTGACGTTGTGGTTGGAGGGACAGGACCTCAGAATCTTAACGGCCATCTTCGTAGGGTGACGTATTACCCAAGGCGACTGTCTCAGGCAGAACTCATCGCCATTACGGCATGACCTACGACCCCTTCGACCCATTCAACGAGGTGCCCGTGACCGATTTTGAGAGCAAGGTTGCCCAGTTGGCTGCTGAGGTGGCGGATTTGAAGCAGACCTGCGGAGAGCTTTGCGAAGTCTGCGGCTGGCGGTTTGTTGTGCCGGGGCGCGGATGCCTGAACTGTGAGAAAGGATGACCATGTACACCGATTACTTCCTGAAATTCGCTGACGAAGCCGAGGCCAACGAAGTGTTGTTCACCGAGCAGACCAACGTGCAAGACGATGTGGTCGAGACGGTGCTGGTGCCCAAGTACGCGGCGGTGGATGTCGTTGGCGTGCTCTACGCACCGACAGGAAAGACGATCCACAACGAAGAACTGTCCTACGCCGAAATGGCTCCGCTGGAGGGCTGGCATGTCAATGTGCGCCACACCGAACCGGCTCCCGAGTTGGACGCCTACAAGGTCGAAGTCAAAACTCCCAGCAGGATGTGGGCCTGATCATGGCTAAGTCGCCCGCGTGGACTCGGAAGGAAGGGCAGAATCCCAAGGGCGGTCTGAACGCCAAAGGGCGTGCCTCTGCCAAGGCGCAGGGTATGAATCTGAAGCCTCCTCAGCCAGAGGGGGGTCCACGCAAAAAGTCGTTCTGTGCCCGATCAGCGGGGCAGATGAAGATGTGGCCGGAAGCGGCCAAAGACCCGGAAAGTCGTTTGCGGAAAGCGCGGCGTGCATGGAAGTGCTGAGTGATTTATGGAAGCCACAATACTCTGGAACCTCGTCCTGACCATCCTGATTGGTGCAGTGGCATTCTTCATGTCCGCCAAGTTCAAGGAGCTTGATAGATTGTCTATTTTGCTCAACCGAACCAGAGAAGAGATTGCCCGTGATCACATCACGCGGTCTGAGTTTCGTGCAGACATGAAAGAATTGCTGGAGCGTTTTGACAGGATCGAAGCCAAGCTAGATACTCTGCGGAGCAAGCAAGTTGCCAGTTAAATCCGATGCTCAGCGGCGTCTGATGTACGCCGCGTTGAAAGATCCCAAGGGCACAGGCATCCCCCGTAGTGTTGCCGAGAAGTTTGTTGGTCCCAAAGCACATGCCGAAGGAGGCACCGTGAAAAAAGAATCCCCCGCGATGATGAAGAAGGAAGTGGCCTTCATGAAGAAGAAGGGCGCTCCAAAAGCCATGATCAAGCACGAGATGGCGGAAGCCAAGGGCAAGACCAAGAAGATGTCGAGCGGCGGATATACCCGCGCAGCCGATGGTGTTGCCAAGCGTGGCAAGACTCCGGGCAAAATGGTCAAGATGATGGGCGGCGGAAGCTGCTAAGGAGTCAGAAATGATGCGATCCAAAGGCATCGGCGGGGCAACCGCCGCAGAGATGAGCGCGTACCACGCGAAAAAGCGCCCTGCCGACAAACCCCCTGCGGGGGTCAAGGCTGACTTGGACGCCATGAAGCAAGAGAAGGCCAACGAAGCTGGCATGAAAGCCCACGAGGGCCGGAAACTCGCTGGTGGTGGTTCTGTTTCATCCCGCGCTGACGGCTGCGCCCAGCGTGGCAAGACAAGGGGTCATATCGTATGAAAGCTCGTATGCGCAAGTTCTCCCAAGGCGGAGACGAAGGTCTTGAGGACTACGAAAACAAAGCTATGCCCAAGCGCTACTCCGCGCTGGACGAACTCGCGTCGGGCAAGGAAAAGGGTAGCTTTGACGAAGATGTTTACGAGCGCGCACGCAAGTTCGTAAACCGTGGTGGATCTAGCGCCGCTCCAGCGGCAAAGGCCAAGCCTGCGTCTAAACCCACATCTAAGCCTGCAGCGGCGGGCTCTGGGCGAGCGGGTACAGGCGCACCTGCATCGGCTGACTACAGCATTTCAAGTCAAGGTGGTCGAGCAGTTATACCGGGTGGTGGGAGAGAGACTGAAGTTGAAACACCAACCCCGGCATCCCGTATGCGCGAAGGTGTGAGCGATACGGCTAAAAAAGCCTTGGCGGCAAGCGGCGCTCTTAGCTTGGGTGCTGCTGGTCTTGGTATTGGATACAAAGCATACAAAGCCAGTGATGCGGCAAAGCGGGCTAAGATTGCTAAAGCCATCCGCGAAGGCGCAGAAAGTGCCCCGGTAACTGGAGGGTCAACAGCAGCCCGCACAACTTCCGAGACCGGGCGCAAGTTCGGGCCGAAGGCAGAAATGGAAGCTGCCGAGTCCACTATGCGTGGTGCAGTAAGCCGCAAGGGTATCCAAGCTAAACGTGCCGCCGCTGAACGCGCTCGTGGGCAAGCGGAAACGATGGAGCGTAACAAGCCTGTGATGCAGGCTACACCCAAGAAATCGTCCCCCCGGGACCGTACGCGGGAGGATAGGGAACCTGACTACGAACTGCGTGCTCGCGGCGGTAGTATCAAGGGTTACGACAACGGCGGCTCCGTCCGTGGCGGTGGCTGCGAGCGGCAGGGCAAGACTAGGGGCAGATTTGTATGATGACCTCGCGTGGCATGGGAGCCATCCGCAAGGGTGTTGTGAAGAAGCGTCGTGACAACACGAACTTCCTTCAGGATGGCAAACGCCGCGCACGCCGTGACAACACGGACTTTACCGAGTACGCAGACGGTGGGTCCGTCAAGTCCAAGGTGAACGAGGCTGGCAACTACACCAACCCAGGGATGCGGAAATCGCTCTTTGAGAAGATCAAGGGGCAAGCCACGCAAGGCACCGCTGCAGGCCAGTGGAGCGCCCGCAAGGCGCAGCTTCTCGCCAAGCAGTACAAGGCCAAGGGCGGCGGGTACAAGGACTGACATGAAAGCCCCGCAGCAGAGTCTGAAGGATTGGACCGCGCAGAAGTGGACGACCAAAAGTGGCAAACCTTCTAGCAAGACCGGCGAACGCTACCTCCCCAAGGCAGCTATCGAGTCTCTTACACCTTCAGAGTACGCTGCCACCACTCGGGCTAAACGTGCAGGTAAAGCCGCAGGCAAACAGTTTGTCAAACAACCTCCCAAGGTTGCTGCAAAGACCGCAAGGTTCAGGTAAACCATGACCACATCCGGCACCACTACGTTCAATCTCGACCTCAACGAGGCTGTTGAAGAAGCCTTTGAGCGTTGTGGTGCTGAGCTGCGCACGGGTTATGACTTACGCACGGCTCGTCGTTCATTAAATTTGTTACTGGCAGATTGGGCGAATAGGGGGTTGAATTTATGGTGCGTAGAGCAGGGCTCCCAGGTTTTGACACCCGGTACTGCTACGTACACGCTGCCTGCCGATACGGTGGACCTGATTGAGCATGTGATTCGCACAGGCGCGGGCAACGTCTCCACGCAGACGGACCTGACCATCACGCGCATCTCGGTTTCTACGTACTCCTCTATCCCGAACAAGTTGCAGCAGGCAAGGCCGATTCAGGTCTACATCAACCGCCAACAAGCTGCCCCGACGTTCACCGTGTGGCCGGTGCCTGACAACTCACAGACCTATACGTTCGTCTACTGGCGACTGCGCCGCATACAGGACGCTGGTGCGGGTGGTACGTACACGCAAGATGTGCCGTTCCGCTTCCTCAATGCGTTGGTGGCGGGTTTGGCGTACTACCTGTCCATGAAGATCCCCGGTGCGATGGAGCGTATGCAAGTGCTAAAGGCGCAGTACGACCAAGATTGGGATCTGGCTAGTTCCGAGGACCGTGAGAAGGCGGCAGTGCGGTTTGTGCCTCGGCAGATGTTTATCAGTTAATTAGCCAGTTTATCGTCGCAGGATAAACTCCCTAAACTATGTCAAACCGCTTTGC